GGATATTATGGAGCTTGGATAGAATATGGAGATGAGGTTATGTTTTTTGGGAAAGGGAAGGGGAAAGCTCAAAAATATATGCAACCAGCTTGGGATAATAATAAAATACCAATGACTCAAAAAGCATTTAAAGAAGCAACCGAGATAGCGGCAAAGGCAATAAAAAGGCATGAAAAGAGAATGCAGAAATATGGTAAATGGGGATATTAAATGAAGATAGGATTAGCAATATATAATATCTTATACAATAGTGGAAGTGGTGATGTTTTTGACTTAGTAGGATCAAGAATATATCCTAATGTTGCAACGCAAAAAAGTGCATTTCCTTTTATTGTTTATACAGTAACGGGAGATAGTCCAACAGACACAAAGGATGGAGTAAGCCCATTGGATGAGAATGCCGTTCTTATTTTATGTTATAGCCAAACATATACTCAAGCGTCAGATTTAGCGGATAAAGTTAGAACAGCATTAGATAGAAAGGATGGTACTTATGGAGGGCTAAATATACAAGGAATACAGTATTTAAGTTATAGTGATGATTTTGATGTAAATGATGACAACAATGGCGTTTATGTAAAATCATTGAATTTTAAAATTAGATTAATAAACTCATGAAAAAACAAAAGCATAAATTAATAAAGGATTGGAATAGTAAAAGACATGGTAAGATTATTACAAAAGGGATATTTGTAATAATTACCAGAGAATCCGAATTAGAAGAATTAATAGACGGAGAGCATATTGTTGCTCCAAAGAAAAAAATAAAAAAAACTAAAAAAATAGAAGAAGATGGCGGAGCTAACGATTCAACAGATAACTGAAGCAGGGGGTAGCGTAACTTATTCGGCCGCTGGTGGTGATGGAGATACTGCTGATAATGGCGGAAGTACCTTTTTGCATATTAAAAATGGTGGGGAAAGCTCAATTACAGCAACTATAACAGCCAAAACTACAAGTGTAGAAAATAGCATTTATGGGGATTTAACAAAAACTAATGCAAGTATAGCAATTGAACCTGCCGCTGAAGCATTTATTGGCCCATTTAAACCAGCAGCTTTTAATGATGGAAATGGAGAGATTACAATTACTTATTCAGGGGTAACAAGTGTAACTATTGCAGCATTATATATAACAGCAAGTCAAATGTAAAAACAAAAAAAATTAATTAATTAAAAAAATAGAAAAATGGCAAATTTAACAACAGCATTAAACGGAACGGACATAAAAGTAATGGATGCTTCCTCAAATATTCTTGTTGCTTATGCTCAGAGTGGCACATTAAATGTTAATATGAGTACGAGAAGCATAACAAATAAAGAGAGTTCTGGGTGGGATGAAAACATGGAAGGAGTTAGAAATTGGGATGTAAGCATAGATGGTGCTTATGCATGGACTGATGTTTCAGCATCAGCATTAACTAATGGAGCAGATGATATGCTCAATTCATACATAATCACAAGAGCGCAAGTAACAGTACAATTTGGAACTGACAGCACAAGCACAGGAGATACTTATTATGAAGGAAAGGGATGGCTCACTGCTTTTAGCGTTTCAGCACCAACAGAGGATACTGCAACTTATTCTATATCCATAACTGGATCTGGAGGATTAACTCAAAATGTATCTTAAATAACCTAATACTCAATACCCCATTCGCATCCTTTTTTCAGGTGGGTTGCGTTTGGGTGAGGGTATTTTTTAAAACTTGAAAAAATGGAAAATTATACTTTTGTAGAATTAGGGGGCAAGAAATATCCTCTAAAATTTGGATTTAATGCTCTTAGGAAATATTCAAAGAAAACAGGGACAACATTGGCAGAATTAAACAATATAGGAGATAATATGAGTTTAAATGATGCTTTAATCTTGATTCATTGTGGTATTGAAGATGGACATAGGGCAGCTAAACAAAAATGCGTACTATCATTAGATGAATTAGCTGATTTAATGGATGGCGATATGGAAGGCATTGCAAGATGTATGGAAGTATTAGCTGAAATGATGGGGGGGAGCACTGAAAAAAAGTCGAAGCCCAAGAAAGCGAAAAGCTAACTTGGGATAAAATTGAGGGCATTGCTTTTGGGCAAATGGGAATGAGTGTTGAGGACTTTTATGATATGATTCCAAGACACTTTTTTAATAAAATGGATGGATTCTTCCAATTAGAGCAATTAAGAGATAGAAGTGATTGGGAGAGAGTAAGATGGCAAACTTGTTGTTTATTAAATATTCAATTGCCAAGAGGCAAACAGATAAAGCTAAAAGATTTAATTAGTTTTGCTTGGGAAAAGGATGATAAAAAAGCTAAAATAAATTATAAAAAATTGAAGGCGAAAGCTGAATATATAAAGAAAATGGAAGAATATGGCAACAGGTAAAAGTATAGGATTATTAAACATAGTTTTTGGAGCTAATTTGAAAGGGTTTAATAGGGCTATGAAAAAAGCCCGTATGTCAATGAAAAGATTTGGGGCTAACATGAAAAGAGTGGGTGCTTCAATGACTACAAATATGACTATGCCTTTACTTGCTATCGGTGCAGCAGGAGTGAAGTTAGCTGCTCAATTTGGTAGCTCTATGACAAAAATAAGAACTCTTGTGGGAGCAAGTTCGGCAGAATTAAAATCTTATGAGGGTGATGTGAAATCATTATCAGCTACAACTGGGCAATCAGCTGAAGAATTAGCAAATGGCCTTTTCTTTATTACTTCGGCAGGATTTAAAGGTAAAGATGCTATTGAAGCTTTAGAAATATCAGCTAAAGGAGCAGCTATGCAAATGGGGGAGATGACCGATATAGCAACTGCTCTTACCTCTGTCGTAAGTGCTTATGAGAAACAAGGCATGACATCTGCAAAAGCTGGAGATTTACTGCATGAAACCTTAAAACAGGGTAAGTTTGAAGCAGGGGAATTTATGCAGAAATTAGGTAAAGTTGTGCCGACAGCCGCAGCAGCAGGAATAGAATTTGAAGAATTAGGGGCGGCAGCAGCTACCATGAGTAAGTTATCTGGAGATGCAGCTGGAACGCTTACCTCTATGAATTCTTTAATGATGAAGCTTCTTAATCCTTCAGCACAACAAACGGAAATTTTAGAAGAGTTAGGGATAGGTTATGATGATTTATCTAAAATGTTGGATGACTCATTGATGGGAACTTTAGAATTTTTATTTAAAGGTCTTGAAGGAAATAATGATATGCTACTGAAAGTTTTTGGCTCTTCAAAAGCAGTAACAGGGGCATTATCAACTATGGGGCTTCAATCCGAAACATATAAAGAAGTTTTGGATAGTATGTATGATTCTACAGGAAATGTGTCGAAAGGATTTGATATATTAGCAACCGATACAGGGTTTAAATTTACCAAAGCATTTAATAATGTGAAGCTTGTATTAATGGATATAGGAACTCAAATAATGCCCCTTGTTTTAAAGGCAGTAAATAAATTAGAGGAAGGAATGGCGTGGTGGCAAGGATTAGATCAGAAAGCTAAAACTTTAATTACTACCCTTGCAACAGTAGCATTTGCTTTAGGCCCTTCTCTTGCAATAATCGGGGGTTTAGCTACCTTACTGGCAGGATTGTTAAGTCCTATAGGGTTAGTAGTTGCAGCAATTTTGGCTATAGTTGTCGCATTTGCTTATGTGAGGGAAAATTGGGAAGCATTTAAAGAAAGATTAGGAGATTGGGGTTGGTGGAAAAACGCTTTACTTCAAGCATTAGCATGGGTAATAGAATACAGCCCCATTTCTTTACTTATAAAAGGATTTAATGAATTAGCTAAATTTTTAGGAAGAGAACCTATGAAAAATCCATTTGAAGCAGTTTCAGATGGTTTAGAGGATTTGATGGTTGAAACCAAAGAATATGAAAATGAATTTGGCAGCTTTAAAGAGGCAATGATAAATCAAGCAAAGGAATTAGATGATGCATTAAACATATCAGGATTTTTAGAATCCTTTTTCTTAAGCACAGGGAAAAAAACAGGTGGAGGAGGAGATGAGGAGGAAGAAGAATTCCCAATAATAGGAATGAGAGAGAAAGCATTTGAAACTTATAAGGAATATTTAGAATATTTAGCAAGTTTAATAGAGTCAACAGAAGGCACCGTTAAATCCTTATCTGATATATGGAATGATTTTTGGGATGATTGGGGGGAAAAAATTGCAGAAGCCATTAAAAAAGTAAAAATGATTATGAGTTCATTAAGTGGGTTAATTTCTGCTGTAAATACAAAGGAACAAGCTGAGTTTGATATATGGAGGGAAAGTCAAGAAGAAAAAACTGATATATTAGATGGACAAATGGAGAGAGAACTTGAAAGAGTTGAAGAATCTGGTATGAGTGATAAGGACAAGGCAGATGCAAAAATAGCTATTGAGGAAAGATATGCAGAAAAAAAGGGAGCTATTGATGATATGATAGATAAAAAGGAAAAAGCATTGAAGCGAAAACAAGCTATAAGGGATAAAGCAATGGCAATAGTATCTGCTATTATAAGTACAGCTGAAGCGATAATGGGGGCGGTTGCAGCATCTCCATTAACAGGAGGATTACCTTGGAGCGCATTAGTTGCTGCATTGGGAGCAGCTCAAATACTAACAATAGCATCTACTCCTATCCCTTTTGCTCAAGGTGGATTAGTTTCAGGGCCTACATTGGGATTGATTGGGGAAGGTAGTGGAACAAGTGCTTTTAATCCAGAGGTCGTATCTCCTTTGGATAAGCTTATGGGAATGATGGGTACATCAAATGTAAATGTTCATGGCAGAATACAGGGAGATAATATAGTGTTAGTATCGGATAAAGCCGAAATATCAAGAGAAAGATTTATATAGATGCCAACACATAAAACAAGATACCAAGGAAGTTTTTACTCTGAAAATGGTCGCTATCATATTATTAAAATATATGATAAAAAATATTCAGGGACAAAAGTGCCTATTAAAATAGGAGGCGGAGGTGTAAAGATAAAGTATGACACCAACGGACAAGAAAAATTCAGCCCTATTGTTGCTTCAAAATGCTCCATTTCTTTAATAGTGGAAGATAATGTTTATGGAATCCATGTTAGAAATTTTCTAAAGGGGCTAAGAGAAACTTATGAGGAGGGAGATGCTACTGTTGTAATTTGGAATACAGGAAGTACACAAGATACCCCATTATGGAGTGGAAATATACTTATAGATTTGAGTGCTAAAGAGGATGTCTCAAAACCTTATGAAGTAGAATTAAGTGCTACTGATGGAATTGGAATTTTAAAAAATTATGATATGGTGGCAACTCAAGGAACCTCCCCTTATGCTTCTGCTGATACTTACATTTCTGATGGCTACCAAACATTTATTTATTGGATAAAAACAATATTAGCATATTGCAATACTCCTGATAGTGATTCAACTGATGGAGATGTGAGTGATTATACATTTTCAACATCTGTGGATTGGTGGTATCAGGATCATCCAACTCCTACCACATCAATAAGCCCATTAGCTTATACTCAATGTCAAATGATGGGCGGATATGAAGTAACGCAAGATGGCACATATAGGGTTAAAAGCGTTTATGATGTTTTGGAATCCTTTTGCAAGATGTGGGGGATGAAAGTTGTCTTTTGGAAAAATAGATTTTATTTTACACAGTTAGAATTATATAATACAGCAGAAACGGGGACTTTTTCCGTACCTGATAATGTGGATAGTCAAATTTGGACAAAGGCGGGTGTTCTCTCTACTGGTAGATCATATTTGGGAGAACCCAATTACACAGCTTATAGCCAAGATATTGAAACTAATGCAGGAGGATTTGATGGGGGATTGCAGAAATTAGCGGGAAGCAAATGGGATTATTATCCTAAATTAAAAGAAGTAGTGGTAAATTTTTCTTCAATATCAAATAATAATTATTTCCAAACATTTCCACAGCCCACAACATCCACAACCTCTTATATTGATTTGATTACATCAAGCCCAATTGCAACCATAACAGGGGCAAGCGGATTAGGTGGGTTTAATATATCGCTTGTGTTAGAGTTTAACAGTAGTTGGCCAACTAATGAATATTGTGATATTTATTGGGGAGTAAGGGCAAAACCAGCAGGCGATCCCAACTTTTTAAATGGATATTATATTTCTAATATTGGAAATAATCCTGTATCTTGGAGTGCTTGGCCATCATTATCAACTACCGCTTTTTACTCACAGGGATCAGGATATTCAACATTTAACTGCTGGATTTTTATGCTTGATTTACTTACTTTAAATTCAAATGGGCAGGGGGGAGCATGGGCAGGATTACCAATTCCGCCTGGCATCTCTCAACAAGTTTTTGCCTGTACTATTCCAACGGATTCAAATTTTACAGGGGATTGGGATTTTGAGTTTTTTACTTATGGATGTAAGATGCCCTATGGAGGGGGGAGTATTAATACCCCTGCTTATTACATAGGCCACATGAGTACAAATAATATGTTCGGTTGGTTGGGTTCTCAAATCCCTTATATTACTTATTCAGATGTTTATGATACAACAGGAAGCCCATTATCTCAATTTAATCCAATTTTAAATAGCGTTATTGGAGGGGATCTTCAAACATCAGTATATTCTGCAAGAAGTGAAACACAGAAGCAAGAAGTAAAAGGTATTTGGTGGGGTGATACTCCAACAAATGGAGAGCCATCTTCTTTAATTTGGACAGATGATGTTGGTGGTAGCGGATACACAGATCCTAATGGGCTATGGAGAAATGGACAAACAGGATCTTTTGATAAACTAATTCAAGAAGTATTAGGAGAATCTCGGCTATATAATCAACAGCAATCCGATTACAAATGGAGTTTAGGTACTGCTGTAAGTGAAACAAACTCATGGAAAGCGGATGCATCAGGAAGCAGGCCCGTATATGTTAATCCCATAGGGAGAATACATGATACTATTGATAATATATTTTATTACCTTTTAAGAGGAACTTTTAACATTGTAAAGGATGAATGGGAGGGCGAATGGCTACAAGTATCTTTTGATGATGGGATTACTACAACTACAACTACAACAGGAAGTGGAGGAAGCCAGCCAAGTGGCAGTTCATCAGCAAGATTAGCTGCCCCAAATACAGGGAGTTTAACAGCTTCTCTGGATAGAGGAAATTTATTAACCACTTTAAGTGCCGATTTAGCGGAAGGAACAATAACATCCTTATCAATCAATCCTTTTAATGATGAATCAGGCGTACCATCTCAAAGCGATATAATAAAAGCTGGAGATATTTTTATTTTACGAGATGGGATTAAATTCTATGAGTTTACTGCTTCTGTAAGTGTGGGAGATACCGACACAACAATTAGTGTTGATTCAACAGTTACTATCGTTCCAATAAGTAAGGGTGCGGCAATATTAACTAATAATCGAGATTTATATCAACAATACCAACATAAAACAAGAGGAACAATAAATATATCCCAATATTCTTTTACAGAAAGAAGTACAGATCCTTACTTTCCATCCGCAGGAAATTCAGTTATGTGGATGAGTGATGGAACAGCATCAGGAGATGATGGAGATATGTTAATAACGATAAACACAGGAGCAGCTCTTACTACTTCTAAATTGGATTTAACTGCTATTGCTGCCAATGCATTTACCTTTACAGTAGATACAACTGCAAGTGGCTCGGCATCTGATACTTTTGTACTCCCATTAGTTGATGATGGAACTATTGATATTTATGTAAATTGGGGAGATGGAAACTCTGATATAATTACTACTTATAACCAAACTGAGATAACCCATCAGTATAGTGCAGGGGGAACATATAGTGTTACAATGCAAGGAACAATTAGAGGATTTAGATTTGCAGATGCAGGGGATAAAGAAAAAATGAGAGTAGTTTCAAAATGGGGAGATTTGAATATTACACAAACAATGGCTTTTAAGGGTTGCCTTGATATGACTTGTACTGCTTCAGATGCTCCTACTATATTAGATATTACTGATTTGAATAGCACCTTTTCTAATTGTACTGATTTAACAGGCATTGGCGGAGCTTGGGATATGTCGGCAGTAACAAATTTAGAGTCATTCTTCTATCAATGTTCAAAATTCAACCAAGATATAAGTGCTTGGAATGTTAGTAGTTGTAGTAATTTTGATAAGCTTTTTTATCTTAATGTACTTTTCAATCAAGATATTGGAGGATGGAATACAGGTTCAGCCACAACTATGGTAGATATGCTGGATGGTAATCCATCAGGGGCTTTTGACCAAGATATTAGTAGTTGGGATATTGCAGATGTAACAGATTTTGGAACTAATTTTATGAGAGAGCAAACACTATCCACGGCAAACTATGATGCTTTATTAATTGCTTGGGATGGTCAAAGTGTTCAAAGTGGACTTACACTTGATTTTGGTAATAGTCAATATACAGGTGGTGGAACAGCAGCAGCAGCAAGAGCAAACTTAATAAGTAGTGATAGTTGGACTATCTCAGATGGAGGTGCAGTTGTTGTACCTTCCCCATTTACTTTTACGGTAGATACAACTGATTCTGGATCTGCATCGGATACATTTGTTTTACCATTAATTGATGATGGAGATATTAATATAGATGTTGATTGGGGGGATGCTACTACTGATACGATTACAGCTTATGATGACGCTGCAGTAACCCACGTTTATGGTGCCTCAGGTACTTATACAATAGAAATGTCTGGTACAATACGAGGGTTTAGATTTGCTGGCGGTGGAGACAGGAGAAAAATGAGGGTTATATCTCAATGGGGAGATTTTAATATGACACAAGCTAATACTTTCCAAGATTGTAGAGATTTAACTGTTACTGCTTCTGATGCCCCAACAATAAGCACTACTTCATTAGCAGTTTGTTTTTATAGATGTGCTGATTTAACAGATCTTGGCACAGGGATTTCATCTTGGGATGTTTCAAGTGTTACCAACTTTTATCTTCTTTTTTATCAAGCTACTAAATTTAATGGAGATGTGAGTAGTTGGGATGTTGGGAATGTAACTACTTTCCAATTAGCTTTTTGGAGAAATGATCCTTTTAATGCAGATATAAGTGGATGGGATACAAGCTCAGCAACTAATATGAACTCTATGTTAAAAACTCACCTTGCACCTTTTGGTAGTTTTAACCAAAACATTAGTGCGTGGGATATTTCAAATGTTACTGATATGACATCTATCCTTCAAGGACAAACATTATCAACTGCAAATTATGATGCTTTATTGATAGGATGGGATGCTCAAAGTGTAACTTCAGGATTAAGTCCTAATTTCGGAAGTAGTACCTATACAGGTGGGGGAGCAGCAGCAGCAGCAAGAGCAAACTTAATAAGTAGTGATGGATGGACTATTACTGATGGCGGAATAGCATAATAATAAGATATGATATTAACAAAAGAATATAGATTAGTTTGGGATACAGAAATAATCCTTTATGGGCAATTTGACTTAGAAACGCAAACCGAAACACTTAAAGATGCTTATGAGTGTGATACACAAGAGGAGTTAGATGATAAGGTTATATCTTTGGGTTTTGAAATACCTGAAGAAGAAGAAATAGAATTATAACAAAATATGATTAATAATGAAAAAAGAAGTGATAGATAGCATCCAAGTAGTAACTGCAAATGGTAGTGCGATTGGATTAAATATAACGAGCTGCAATGAGATATTAACATTTATTTCTCTTTGTCTTGCAATAGGTTTTACGATTTATAAATTTTCAAAAGGTGGCAAAGAAAAGAAAAATTAATAAACCATTAAACCATCCAAAATGGGGGAGAAAAGATGTTATAAAAGAAATAAAAGAAAAGATGTTTATTGCAAATGTGAGTGGTGTAATAATAAACGCAGTATATCTCAAGTAAAAAAAATAAGTAGAGATGTGTTTATGGGGGCGGATATTAAAAAAAAGATTCATAAAAGTAAAAAACATTATGATAGAAAAGCCGAAAGCGAGCTTATTATTGATTAGAGATAGTTTTAGTGATAAAGCTGTAATAGGTAAACTTTATTTGAATAGTGAATTTTATGGACATACTTTGGAGCTGGCTTGGAAAGACAATCAAAAAAGAGTATCTTGCATCCCTAAAGGAGTGTATGAAGTTAAAAAAAGACATACTCAAAAAAGCAAATATAAATATGAGCATTTACATATTTTAGATGTACCAGATAGAGAATTGATTTTAATGCACATAGGTAATTATCCTAAAAACTCAAAAGGATGCATCTTATTAGGCAATACAAGAGCATTAAATTTTGTAGGCGATAGCCGAAAAGCATTTTATAAATTGATGTATGATTTAGGAAGTTTTGAAGAAATAGAATTAGTAATTAAAAACAGATAAAAACATGAAAAAAATATTTTTAACATTAGCAATATGCTTTACAACATTATTAGCATCCGCTCAATTTTCAATAGTTAGCACTATGGAAAAACCAGCTGAGGGCGAAACATGGGGTATAAGCAATCTTACCAATAATATAGGGGTAGGATACCAAGTAAGTGATAAGATCATGGTGGGGGCTACTAAAAGTGGCGATAACTATGATTTGTTTGCCCGTTATTCAATGGGCAATTTTTATATAGTAGGGGAGATGGATTCCAATGAGGAATTGAATTGGGGAGCAGGTTACTCCATTAAGCTCTGGAATGAGCTTTACATTGAACCAAACTATACGCTGGATGATGAGGAAGGCGAATTTGTAATTGGTATGGCATACCGATTTTAATATTAACTTAAAAAAATAAAAAGATATGAAAAATTTAGTTTTAGGAGCAATCCTTAAAAGCAAGAAGTTCTGGTATGCAGTAGCAAGTATTGTAGTGCCATTAGCTTCTAATGCTCTTGGCTTGGATGAGCCAACTTGTACAAAAATCTTTTATTCTTTTGTCAGCTTAATTGTAGGGCAAGGAATTGCAGATATAAACAAGAAGTAGTTAGTAAAATAAAAATCCCGCCTGAAAGCAAAGGAATTATTTTCTAATTTTACCCTATGGCAAAAAACTATGGTAGAAGATTGCGACTTTCTAAAGAGGAAGAAGAATTAATCTATCAAAATAGAGCCGCACCACTTGAAAATATCAATGG